ATGCAGACAAATAATCATCAAATAGTAGATTATGATGCTGTGCTTGATGCGAAATTTGGCGCAAAAGGAACGGCACAGCGTACGGAGGCAGAAGAAAAGGCTTATGCCTTTTATACTGGACAAATAATTGAGGATGCCCGAAAAAAGGCCCAAATAAGCCAAGCTGAACTTGCTCGAAGAATAGGCTCTGATCGCTCATATATTTCACGCGTAGAAAAAGGGCAAACAGAACCTAGAGTATCAACCTTTTATCGTATCATGAATGCGTTAGGGTGCAGAATTGAATTTTCAATGATGTTATAAAATTAGGGGGTTCATTGCTGCAACCCTTCTTTAATAACAGCATTTCAAATTAACATTATTAACAGAGTCTCTTAACTACCATTGTTAAGCTTACAAAAGTACGTACTTTATGCCTATAAAAGTACGTACTTTTGGTATATAAAGAATACTAATTAACACACAGTTAAATACGTACTTTTATAATACTTCTATTTCTTTCTTAGGAAACAGACTTTTTTTATCGGTTTCTCCTAAATATAAAGCTTTGAGAAAAGTCATTTATACTACCGCCTCAGCCGATATATCAGCCAACCAACCATAATCAAAGCAAGTCCGATTACAATACCAAAGGCCCATCCTCCAAGCTCCATTTTAATAGACTCCCAACGAGATAACTGCTTCTCAATGGGATAAGGTACACAAATACTATCCGTCCGATTGATATAAGTCGTATCATATACAAGTTTATTTCTATATTCAACATGCCAACGGTCACGAAAAACAGTATCCCCTTTCATAGACATAAAAATACTATCATGTACGTGGATAGAATCACGTAACCAACGATCGCGATATTCTGTATTTATCTTAACCGTTTCTATCGGAACATATTTAATACTACTGCAAGATACCAACCATGCCCCGATGGATAGGAGCATGGTCAGTATGTAAATAAACCGTTTCATGGTTTCACAATTGTGTTACGCAAAAAGTTATTAAACTCGCTTCGCACATCGAAGCACGGGCAGCTTTTGATATATTCTCCCGGTTCAACTTCACCACTGTCATCAAGATCAGGAGAAGTATCGCGATGTCCAAGCAACTCAATGATATCATATTCCTTACACAACTTTGCAACCAGATCACGAAGAGAGTTCTTCTGCGCTTCTGTCCGGGTATCTGCCGGATGTCCATTCACATTGAGCCCACCAATGTAGCAAATACCAATACTATGTTTGTTGTATGACACCCCGGAGAATCCTTTCGTATTGCAGTGTGCTCCATCAACAGAGAGTGGGCGTCCATTCTCTACAGTACCGTCAAGACCAATTACGAAGTTATAACCGATCCGGGCGAACCCTCTTTGTCTGTGCATACGGTCAATGTCCTTTGCCCGTAAATCCAGTCCGGCACGTGTGGCCGAACAGTGAATAATAATTGAATCAATTTTATTCATACATTTTTCTTTTATTTGTTATGAAAAACATAACAGAGTTATCAATAAGTATTTTATAGGACTCAATAATCAGAAGGTGGTACACGGTCAACGCATCCATGTACATTACATTTTTTCATCTCAGCCTCTTTAAGACACATTTCTAATTCATGCTTTTCACTAGTCACTTTAAGAGCCTTTTCTTCTGATTTCCTAAGCTCTATATACAAATAGTCCACTTTCTCATCTCTTTTTATTTTTTCAGACATAACGCGTGCTATTTCATCTTTCAACGTATTAATAACGATAAGAAGATTCTGCATTTCCACCCCATCTGCCGAAGCATTTTCTTTTCGAGTATTCGTCTTATGGTTAACAAAGAAATTAACAGTCCACTTTATAGCCTCCAAACCTCCTAATGCGCCAATTATAGTTAGCCAATCATTTAAGTTCATCCTTACTTGTTTATTATTCCTCTACCTATTAAAAAGAACTGTTCACTATTATGTATTCTCTCCTATTACAGTAAAGCAAAACGCGGACCTCACATGTTTATTGGCAGTGTCGGCGTCATTAAAGAATACACCAAAATTATTCCCATTCAAATAGCTGACAATCGGTGTCACATTATTCTCTGAACTATTCGGCCGATAAGGAGTTACCTGTATAGTATAATTAGAATGCCCCAAGTTGTGTATTATCTCATAGTCATTCCCATTAATACCTACGCCGAAAGCATAAGAAGGGCTAAGACTATCCCGTCCTTTACGCCCATATTGGTATTCGACCTCTCCATTATACCCAATCCGTCCGGCAAGGATAACGCCGGGAACATCCATTAGATTTCCGGGAGAAACCCTTACTGTTCCGTTGGGAATACTGACAGCTATATTCTTATTACGCGGATCATCTAACCCCCCTTGTATAGACGAAGGAACTGCGTTGAGAATTACAAGTGTCTTTGCCATGTTTCCCGTACTTTTATCTTCCAACCACAATGCCCCCCTTGATCCGGAAGTTCCAGGTAGAACTCCCGTCCCGAGTGCAACATAATAATTATCATCAGAATATCTTAAGAAACCATTATACACAGACATCTTACCGATTTGAGATCCGTCTTCTATAGTTACATTTTTGAATGTACCTTCGTCAGCGTCAACCCTTCCTTTAAACTTATACTTTTTATTAATCGGATCCAACTCAAAAACAGGCTCATTATCTACAAGAGCAAAAATACCTGTACGTGTAGTCCCATCTGAAGCTGTGATACAATCTTTACCTTGTGCAATACCTGTCAATAAACGAGTTCCATTTTCATCGGTCTCAACCTTTCCGGAAAACATTTTTGGAGTAACAATATAATCACCGCCTAATTCAGTTGCATAACCATTCCATTTTTCTATCCATGGGAGTAAATTGGCATCAGTGCCAGGATTACCTTGTTCTCCCTGTCGTCCATCTAAAACTTTATGTATGGTTGCCAGAGCAATAACTGTATTTGCATCACCATATGCAGTTACTGTATAAGATTGTACAGACGAGTCCCCGTAATTAATAGAAATCGTATGAAACGGGCCTCCCCCCATTGGAGGAATTACTTCCCAAATTTGACTACCTGCTGAAATTGTAAATCTTCTGGCACCACATAATTCTTTCTTCCCAGAAGTTATTTTATAAAGAGAAGCAGTTAATGACTCTCCTTTAGGTACTCCATCTGCCATTGCCGAAATTGTTTGAACCCCATTTCCATCCTCTTCAAATTCAATTAAATAAAAAACAGCATTCTCTCCTTTTATCCGTATCGGATTCCCCCAAGTACCCAAGGAAGCGTGTTCAGCTACTTTCTGGCTCATCCAAACGACTCCACTTGTAGTATCGGTATGCCACCCGCCAGTTGTCCCATCTCCAGTAGGCGGATCCACTTCGTCCGGGTCATCGTTATAGGTTATAAAAACTGAAAGGCCGTCTGTACCTTCGGTACCGTCTGTGCCGTCATTACCATCAGCAACCATCAGTTCCCATGCCGTACCATTATAGATATATACCCGCCCGTTATCCGTATCACGATATACCCAATTCTTTTGAGGAGCCGTAGGAGGAGTGGCGGAATCCCCTTTCCATATAATACTTAAACCATCATTTCCATCTTTACCGTTAATACCATTCATTCCATCCTTACCATTCATTCCGTCCACAGTCATCAAATACCATGTATCATCTTGATAAACATAGCATTTCTTATCAATGGCATTACGATAATACCAACCATTTTGAGGATTAACAGGATGCGAATCAAAATCACCTTTATAGAAAAGGCTGACTCCGTCTTCCCCATTAATACCATTTATACCCGGATTACCCTTGTCACCCGGCTCCCCTTTCAGATTTTCTTTTGCATCTTCCGAAAGGTTATCCCAAGTCAGAACTACATCCTGCATCGTACATACATGCCTTCCTTTTGCTTCATCCCATTGCCAGGAAATTGCACCTCCGGCGATATGTCCGGATTTATCAGTATTAAATTGCGCAGAACCATCACCAAACATAGCAGAGCCATCCGGTTTGATTTGATAAACGATATGCCCTGATACGGTTCCTTTTATCATACCATTCTCACAATAGAAACCTTTCGTATCGCCTTCGCCTGGTATACTTCCTCCCATTCTCATATTAAGACAATTAACAAAGCTTTTTGAGTTTATGTTAAAGAGGATATCAATAGCAGGTTGGCCTCCTTCATCTGCATGTAAATAAATAGCAGACTGCCTGCCTTTATTTGTTCGGTTGCCAAACTGAACAATTTCATCACCAGGCTCCGGAATACCCATCTGCACACTACCATTAACATACTCAATCCCGTCTTTATACGCGAGTGAGCCTGTAAATTCGGTAGCAGGAATAATAATAGTGGTGTTATCATTAATGATATCGGCTATTTCTACCCAATAGAATTTTACACCATTACTAAAATGCTGACAACGGATAATATCATGAGCTACAAAAGACATTTCATCCTCAATTGTGATATACCAATTGCCATCTTCTTTCAACTCTGCTGTCTTAATTTTGCCATTGGCCTGGGAGATATTTAATGCCCCTTTTATACAACGTATTTTACTAATCAGCATTTCAAATACGGTCATTGTCCGGCGAACTACCAGTTCATCTACTTCCATTCGCCATAGACCGGATGCACGTTCCCAGATTTTCCAACCATGCCCGGCAAAGCCGGACACAAAATCTTCTATATACTCCGGGATTAACTTTCCCGCCTTATTCAATATTTGTTTTCCCGTAGCTTTTGCTGACGAGAGGAAACCGGATACTCCGGTTGATGATAATATAGCCATAATTAATATTTTTTTATTGTTTTTCTGATAATGGATAAATTCTACTAGCAAATGTATTCCAGTTAGTTGCAGCCTTATATGCCGTTAAAGATGCGTCAGGAACATAAAAATTCACATTTTTACCAAATGTATTAGTTTCCACTGTAGGTGGAACAAGAGCCAAACAAGTCACACTTGTTAATTTATGACAACTGTCAAAGCAATACCTTGCTATAGATGTAATAGTCTCAGGCAATATGGCAGAAACCAATTCTCTGCAGCTTTTGAATGCTTCCTGTTCAATCCGCTTTACCTTCCCGAGGGATTTTATTTCAGTAATATCTGTTCCCGGAAAGGCACTACGTCCAATTAATTCCAAGTTTGGAAGATTTAATGCACCTCCTACCTTACCGGCTCCTTGAAATGCTGAAGCTTCAATCTCTACAATACTCACAGGCAATATTATATCATCCAAATTTCCACAATTAAAAAAAGAGTTCTCTTTTATTATCCGTAAAGTAGAGGGTAATGTGATACGGAACATATTTGCACATCCACTAAACATCGAATTGATTATGATCGTACACCCTTCCTCTAAAACAGCCTCTTTCAGTGACCTACAATTATTAAAAGTTGCCCCACTTAAATATACAGTATCCTTGGGTACTATAACACGAGTTAAACCACAACTACCAAACGCTGCATAATCAATAGAAACTCCATTAGGAATCTCTATTTCCGTAAGATTCACACAATTTGCAAAAGAAGCGTTTCCTATTTTCTTTAACCCGGCAGGAAGTGTACAGGCTCTCAAATTTTGACAATCCTTAAATGCAAAATTTGCTATTGTTGTACAGTTTACAAACAAGTCACCTAATTCAGGAAAGTACCGAAGACTCGAATTGCCCGTAAAGGCTTTTTCCGGAAATGTAATTACAGAAGTAAAACTATCCTTTGTACATCCATTACCATCGCCCCATTGAACTCCACAAATATTCTGAACCACCGGATCTTGGAATCTAATATATAAACCACCCGTTATATTCAATACCAGCTTCTTAAACGTATTCCTCAAAGCCTCAATAGAATCTTCATAACAATTTGCATTGATATTCAACGTACCGTCCAACACCGGGTATTCGTCCTCGCCGGAAAGACCTTCACTACTCAAACCTGAATAAGAGCCATCCGCCAGTTGTGCCAGTTTATCCAACATCTCCGAACTCTCATAGTTCTCATCAAATCCAACGGCACGTATACGCTTCAAAGCATGTGCCCCTCCCTGATCATCTTGTGTATTCATTATATCTACAAGCAGCCTCATCGGATCAATGCGTGGACAATCGACCACAAAGAAGTCAGTGATAATCCCTTTACACAAGTCAATTCCCACACCTTCATTGGTCATCAAAGGATAGTTTGCCAGTGTCAAATATTGATTGTATGCACTAAACTCCACCATACGCAACCCACCACCAGCAGGAAGAATAACTTGTACAAGCGATGTTCCATCCGCATGTACCTCCTGCAAATGTGTACAAGCTGCCAGATTCAGCGTACCGGCCAATGTAGATATATTCGACAATAGCAGCCGTTGTAAGGATACGCAATTGGAAATAGTCAATGACGAAATAGATATGACAATAGGTTCTGTCTTACTACCCAATCGGATATCACGTAACATCTGTCCCTGAATTATCATCGATCCCTGTACATTCTTATTATGCCAGTCGCCTATATCCTGCAGATAAGAAGCCCCCTGAATAGCATTCTGCTGATCACCGGACCCGGACAGTTCTATCTCCATTTCACAAACATCACCGGACTTCGTACGTGTCCCCCGGATAATTGACGTACCATTGGCTATTGCCGGATACAGTTCCATAGCCGGAGTCAATTCATACTTTATGGTATTTCCGGCAGCACGAACAGTGATTGTATCTGTCCCGCCGGCACTGAAAGTTCCAAAACTATATTTAGACATCATATACAAGATGCGCTTGGTTATCCACCTCTGTTCTGCCAGATAATGATCGCCAAGGCTCTGTGTGATAGGATCGGTATCATTGGAGTATTTTCCTGCATTATAAGCAAGCTTACCATTCTCATAACAATACTTTGCATCCGCATTATAAGCGTTCTCCGGGAAATACTCCTGTGCATTGTCAAAGAAATACTTCTGATAAAATGCGTAAATCTTCTCCAAGTCATTACCACTCTTCAAGCCACCAAGTGTTTGCATGGCTGTCATCATTTTGCGCATACTTGTTATCTTCTCATCCGGAAAAGCCAGTTCCATCAGATTAAAGAAGTTGTTTGTCTCACCGTTCCAGATGGAAGCCCCCGTTTCGTCCACATCATGCGTTTCTACACTATATTCTTTGTCCGGCAATCCCCGGTTGGTGGTATCAAAACGAGTATCCGCATCATCCACACGCCATCTCCACTTCGATGTTTCCGTTCCAAAACAGTAAGGATACGTATTCTTTGCACGCTCATCCGTACCTGCATTAAATTCTACATTATTCATAAAGAACAACGTATCCTCCACCTCCCAATACTGCGAAATTTCTTTCCTGAATTTAGCGATGCGGGCATTGACAAAAAACGTATTCAGTTCATCACCCGTTTTATTTTCCAAGTCGGCAGTCCCCAATCCATACCCTTTATCTACAAGCTGAGAGACAAGATTTATCGTGCCATTACCTATATCGGAAGGAATAAATTTATTTTGTGAAGACTCAAAATAGTACACATTATATAGGTTTACATCCCCCTCTTTGGCTATCCAGAATTCACAAGGCTCATTGCGGTACGTTATCACCTGCGCATTCAGCTCATCCAATGTGCCATTAAAGGGTTTCAGACGTGGAGAACACTGATAAACCATATTATAAGCAGGAATGAATTTAGAGATTTTATCCAGTTCCCCCTCACCGAAGTTCCATGAATTTGCACCATTATACTGCCACGCCTCTTTGTCTTCGTTGTAAAATACATTGTTATTCCACGGAACGCGAAACAAGGTACACAACGGAGAGTTATCCGATCCTTCAATGCTCAAAAGATCCGGGAACAGATCCGTATCAAATCCGAACGTATATTTATCCCCTTTATCCGGTCCGAAAGTATACAACCCTCTGAAAATATAAATCGTTTCACCCTCATCATTCACCTGTTTTTCAAAGCATACAAATGGAATCTGATAAACAGCCACACGTGCATTTGCATATTTCTCTGTCTTCATCGCCTCATTCAGCAAGCCCACTTCCCGATACAAGTCATCATAGGAATTGACCGAACCTATCTTGTGTGAATGCATAGAGGAGGCAAAATTCTTCTTTGCCGTGAACTTCTGCCCTGCAGGAAGAAAAGGTGTCATCTGCCACTTCTTTGCAGAAGTAGTCCCATCGGCATGTGTCACCACAGAATTCACTTTATCAAGCTGATAACGGGTATTCCAAATCCAGTACTTCATAGAAGAAGTTCCCTGTCCTTTGGCTGTCACATTACTGATTGACACATTCCAGTCGGGATGATCGTAGAAAAACACCTCCAACGTACCTACCCGCGAAGTCTGGTCGGCCATAGAAGGAATCGTGTTGTCATACACCATCACATTAAACTGATCTTTCGTATTTTCAAAGTCGATCTCCGAACCATTTGAGTCAAAAATATCATTATTTGCTTTGGCAGCCGTTTTCTCATTTATATCAGATAGCCAGTTGATATAGTTGGTCATCACCCCCTGTGAGGTTAATCCGAAGTCGTAAACACGTATTCCATAAATATCCACATCCGCATATTCAGACCCAATAACAATACCGCCACTATGCGCAAAGTAATCATTACTTTCATAGGTAAACTCACGATTCTTCACCCCGTTTACATAGAGAATACAAAGATTGAATCCGGAGTTCCCGTATGCATCCGGAAGAATAGTCAGTGCCAGACGTGTACGTTTTCCTTCAAATGTATGCAAGCTCTGTATATCCTTATTTTTGAGTGATTGAGAATGCATAATAATCTCATCGGCATATATATTAAGCCCCACAAAGGAATCTCCCGAAGCAGATGAAATCGTAATAACAGGCTCCGTATAATCCGTCACATTATCAATCCTGTAATCCACTTCAATGGTTTTACCCTTGCGTGCGCATTCTACCTCAAAAGGTTTGTAGTCCATTGTCAGCATAGATCCTGCAAGTAGTAGGAGGGTTTTATTTCCATCCGCATCTGTCATCCAACCATCATTACCCCAGTTCAGATTTTTCCAGACTCCGGTTATACCGGAACCATCTACCTCATTAATGATCGACTTATAGTTTTCCTGCCTGTTGGAACGTGTCTTCGGATTCATGTAAAACACCGAACCTGCCACAGCAGAATATCCCAGGGAGTTGTTCACAGAGAAAGAGATCGGACTTACCAGCTCCGTTTCTCCCTCCAGAATATGAGTCACAATTTCAAAGTCTGTGTTATCCATTGTTTCAATTTCCATCGGAAAAGAGAAAGTATGTTTAGTCGAACAAGCAATATTATCCTCGGTTGAGGTAAATACAGACATGATATCTTGCTTAACAACAAACTGTGCAGAAGTAGTCACATTATCCCCATCGTACATAGCATATTCAAACAGAGTATTCTCGGACCAGTTGATAGCTTTGGCGAGTACATTATTCACTGCCGCCAACTTGACTTGTTCGCCCGGAACAGCACAAATTACATTGAAAGATACCGTCTTCGTCTTTATACTTCCGTCAGAATTTGACACATAAGCAGATATACGGAACACTCCGGTCTTTCCGGGATGAGGAATGGCATAATTGTAAGCAGTTTCCACATATACACTTGTACATAAAGCCACCTCATAAGACTCATTATAATCTGTACCGGATATATTTACATACAGCGTTTTAGATACATTGCCACCAATATAAAGAGGAAGTGTCACGTTTCCGGTGTAAGCTGTCCACCATTTAAAGTTACCGGCATCAACAGACAATGAAGTGAGCTGAACGGTGTACACAAATGCCGGTGTGGTAACCTCCGTCACCGTTCCCGTCACTTTAATCATCACATTATTAACTCCGGAAGTCAAAAACTCAGCTACATCAACAGTGGTTGGAACTGCAGAATTAACAGATAGCTGTTTGACTACTGCATATTCATCACTATTACTGCTCTTCACTGATATCAGGCACAATCCACGTTCTCCCGTATCTTCATAAGCTTCACCGGAGTCGTAACGTTCCTGAGAAACAAAGGTGAATTTCAAGAGACAAGGTTCCCCCTTACTTGCCGAGATATTCTTACTATCAAGGTTGTTCACAATACGTACATTACGTTGTATTCCGGTAGATCCTCCGCCGCCTAACTCCTTCTTTTCCCAGGCAGTTCCGGTCCACTTATATAGTGCATCCTCATTAAATACATAGCATACGCATCCTTTGAGCAGATAAGAGATATCAAGTGCATCTCTTTCGGAAGTTGTATTAACGGGAATCCAGCCGCTACGTATCAATCTCTCTACAGCCCACTCTTTCGTACCGGCTTTACGAACCAGCATATCATCCGTATCCGAAAATGTATCGGCAGTATCGTCTACATTGCGTAACCCGCCAAGCGTGGTGGCTCCGTCACTTGCCGGAACTTCTATCAATGCAACAGAAAGGGGCTGTGAATCATCATCACTCTCTTCGATGACATTGGCTGACATACCCATGTTACTCTCTTCTATTAATCCATCAGATAGTACAGAATGAAATTGCGATGCTGTCTTTGATGAACGTACAATAACTCCTCCATTAAGTTCCAATAAATAATCAGTACTATCTGCCTGATCTTTACGTAAAAATCGTTCATTAACCGGACTATCTATATCCAAATCATGTGCTATATCCGCATAGGCTGCTTTATTAGCATGAGCAGCTTCATCAGAATAAGCAGCAGCATCAGAATAGCCAGCTTTTACTTTCTCATCAATATTCACTACCTCCCCACTATCATCATCAAGAACAGAAGTCTTCAAATACAAATAATTATCATCATCAATAGATATCTTATCCAATGTTAACAAATTTTCATGAGTATGTCCATCTCCTGATACCGAAGAAGTGTTCATATTAACGTTAACACTTCCACCACTAATTCCGACTTTTTGTAACCTTTTACTCCGTGCTTTCGCTTCTCTGGTTACTGTTAGAACATTATATTGTTTTTTCATAATCTATCCCCTCAAAATAATCTGGTTCTACCTGTACTAATTTCACTTCACTTTCTTCAGTTATTACATGCTGCACATCACTAACTATCATATAATTACCCGGTTCACTAAGATCTGTATACAATCCAAAATCATTAAGTAATCGAACCGTACCGGTCAACATATTCATTCGATGACTGTATTGGCTGTACACAGTTCCCATGAGTAACTTTTCTATATAATCTGTAACTCCTGCACGGCTAAATTTTACTACAGGATTATAATCTTCTTTCCGTAACAGTATCCCCAATCCACACACCTTCAAATCTCCACTATTTCCTAAAAAGGTGTCTATATCCAAGTCCTCTTTTGCAGAAGTATTTACCCATGAGGAATATTCTATATCCTTAGTTTCAATTTCTTTGCCATAACCATCAACTATGTCCAAAGTAGGTGTTTTATAAAGCAACCAACGAACTTTTTCTGCAAAGCCATCAAATACCGGATGCTGTGCTATATCACTATTAGAGTAGCCCGATGAACCTTGATTAAATATTCCTGTACCTATTTCTACTTCTATCGTGCCTTGTACATTTTTCGGTATAGAGATATATTCACCTGCCCCATTATATCGTATAAATGACATAAAGAAAAATGTGGATATTGTACACATTGATGGTTTTCCATCCATCCTCCCGGATATTCGGCCTTAGTCAATTTATCTTCACGCGGAGGAGTATAATAAGAGAGTACAGCATACGGTCTATTAGGTTTATTAGTTTCCGGATAATCTCCATCTACCCAACGTTGGTTACCACCATAAGAAACGCCAATTTCCTTATCATAAGAAACATTTGCATAATGTTTCATTACAATTCCCTCTGCATTTCTTATACGCATTCTAAAAGGAATATGTACACATCTGATTTTAGTTCGCATCTTTTCATAATCCCCTTGCTCATTATAATCTCCGGATGTTTCAAATGGGTTATAACGGACATCAAGTAATACTCCCATTTTAAGTCGCAACAAACGTTGCCTTTTCTTACCGTAAGATACTAATGAAAGAACATTAGGAACATCTATTTTTTTATCTATTTTTATCAACGTTTCATAATTAGTGAATAGCGAATTATTCACTATCGTATTATACAGACCATATTGATTAGCTCTAATTTTTACAATCCAGGCCACTCCTTCACCTTCATAATTGGAGAAAACCGGATCTATTTTGAAAAGCATCGCATGTTTATGTATAAAAAGCCCCTTTGGTGCCGGTACAGATTGAAAAAGATCCATATAGAATCCTTCCGAAGCATTCATAAGGTCATCACTACCCACAGAATAATCCGTACGCACAAGCAGATCAGTAGCAAAAGGAGATAAACCTCTGTTATGACTTCTTGCTTCATAAGTTCTGTCTTATCATACGGACTAAAAGATACCTTCGCACTTTTATATACAGCATCTACTCCAAGCACAGCATCCTTTCCTTCCCAATGTATTAATTCCGGTTCAAAGGTATCTTGTATAGCATTCAAATCATATATAAACACATCTCCGGACCGCTGTATCATCCTCATTGCAAATGGCCTCAATGTTTCATCCAATACTGTTCTCCATGTCATTGGTTCTCCATCTTCATCATAAAAATTACCACAGTTAATACAAGTATGAGAAAGAAGAGTTTCTGATGAAGTGTCTCCTGCTCGAGAAGTAGAAATATATTGTTGTATACCCCGGACATTTATAAAAGAATTACGTAATGCCTTCTGAAATAGCTCTAAAAGAGTCAGAAATCCGTTCTCTTGAAACTTCAACCGATCTAATACAGCAAAATCACTAAATGTCAATGTAACCTCATACTCCTTTTCATAGGAAAAAGGTTCTTCATAAAGTTCCGTATCCAGTGTTCCACTCCAATAAAGTGTATTGTCACGATATACATCCATGCGGATACTACCCGTATCAACCGTATACAGGTCTTTATACTGTCTATCTACCCGGCTTACAACAGTTAAAGTAGCCTTACTACTTTGAACCGGTTCTAATTTGTCTGTTTCTCCCCACTCTATTACCAACGGATCATCTGCCGGAAAATCCAAACGCCCGATAGTTGTATATTTTTCCTCGGCATCCTGCCATATCTCAGCTCGCCATAAAACACCAGCTATACTGAAGAATTCACCTTTATATCTAAGATATTTTTCCATATTATTTTGTACGTTGATTAATCCTATCTACTTTATTCAATATTCCACGAAGAACCCGTCCGTCTATTACAAACTCAACTTCACCCCCTATACCTCCGGCAGGTTGTAACATATTGCGCAATCGATTGAGTGGAGCCACTACTTCCGGATTATTTTGTGCTCCGGAATATTCACCAAAAAGCCCGAGAGTAGGACCATAAGCTAAACCACCTGCCGCAAATTTTGGAATTGAAGCTAACGCAGCCAAAACACTAGCAACAGCGGCAATGGCTAAGATCGGTCCAACAAATGGAATACTAGCCATAGCCGATGCTGCACCCGTACCTGCCGCTGCTGTATTTGCTGCAACCTGTGTTCCTTGTGCTGTACATAATGCCAAAATTTGCGGTATAGCCGTTCCTATCGCTTGAACACAATTGGCTCCCCAATCAAGCCATTGCCCGGCTGCCCCTCCAATAAGATCACCAATACTTCCCATGGCTGTGCCCATAGCCCCCAGCCCATCAATCATATTAGCATTTCTCTCTCTCATTTCATCCACTGCCATATTCCACCTCTCCATATTGGAAAGTGTTTTTTCCATATTTGGCACCTCCGGTTCCGGCAATTTCATATCCTTAAACCCTTCTTGTGTCAACATGGAAGATCCTATTCCCGGATTATCTTTTATGGAATCATTCTGTAAGCGCTCTACCATCCCACTAATGTTACCCCCTACAGGTGTAAAATCTATCGGAACAGATAGCTCGCCATACTCTTTTTTAAAGGCTTCTTTTTCAATCCATTCTTCTGCACCTGCTATTTGTTTTTTCAGGCTATCAATTTTCAACTGAATATCTATAGAAGCCGTACCAACTGTAGTATTTGACAAACTTTTTTCCAATTCGGAAAGTTCCTTTTTCATGGCCGTAATACTTCCTTTAGCAGGAGTATCCGACTCTGAAGAGAAGACTGATTTTGTTTTTTCTGTTTTCGTATTCGTACCAGGCGCTTGAAGTGGAGAACCTAAAACCGCATTTATCCGCTTTACTTCTTTTTCATAGTCCTTTCGGGCAGACTGCATACTATATATATAAGGTGTAATCGGATTGTCAACATAAGAAGAAGCCTGTCCGGCGGTTCCATAGCTCTGTACAACTGTTTTATTCAATTTACGGACAAACTGCATCCATCGCTCCGGAATTTCTTTATCTCCCCTCCGAATACTGGCAGCTATACCCTCAAATACCCGGTTACCAGTCTCTTCACCATATTCTTCCGTAAGTACCTGACGCATTTTTGTGAGATTCTGACCTTCTTTATCAGCCAATGCGTCTCCTGCCGAAGATAAAGCACGTTCGCTGGCACGGGCACGGGCTGTTTCAAGAATAGCTGTACTCAGTTTACTATAGGCTACACGTGCAGTGTCTACATTTATTATCTCTATTCCCAACTGACTTAGATAATCTCCATACTTTTCCTGAATTTTATCTTTTGCTCGTTTCCATTCATTTGTTCCTTCCTTAGCTTTATACAAACTACCAAAAAGTGTATCCAAAGAATTCTGCTCCGTAGATACCTCTTTATTCATGTCGGTCATTGCTTCATCCAAGCGCTTTTGTGCTTTTGCTGTTTCGCTATTACCTAATGCCAATTTGTATATTGCAATTCCAAGAGTTGCAACAGCGGCAGCAGCTATTAGATAGGGACTGGAAGCTATGGCAATATTCATGGCTTTCGTTGCACCGGTAGTGGTGGCGATGGCAGAGCGAGCTGTCAACATCTGCATTTGGTAAATGTATAAAGCACGTTGACCTAAAGTAATAGCTTTAGTAACTCCTGTTTGTGTTAAAATAACAAGTTTATTGACAAGAACAGAGTTCTTAATTACCTTTTCAAACTTATTATATACATTCCAAGCAGAGTCAACCGCTGGAGCCAAATCACCAATAAGAGCAATGTAAGCAAAAAACTGTTTACTTAAATCTATCATTTCCAATTTCAAGTTATCTACCTCTGTCCGAAAATATTGCATATCTCTTGACATTATCCCCATATTATTGGTAATCTCCAAAAAACCATTTGAATTCTTTTGTATCAGTTCAAGACTATCCGACACAGCTTTAAGACTACATATAGTTATTAAAGAAAACACCCGACTTGCTTCTGCTGCATTTCCCATTATTCTAGAAAAATCATTCAATGAATTAGAAGCCTTTCTTAAGTCACCTTCAATCTCAAGAAATATTTGATATTCTACTTTATTATTCATATCTTTGAAAATATTTTTAATTGATTTATAAAATGAAAGTATTATTAATTCTTATATTAAGTACCATTGTTTTGGCTTTAATCGTTCCACTCAGTTATTCAAATTCTTATTTTAAAAAAAAACTTGATAAAGAGAAACAGACCCAAAAAGAAGACAAAGAACATGAACAACGTTTACGTGATGAGAAGAAATATGATAGTGATTACCACAAGCGCCATTCATAATATCTCATCCATTCCATAATTTTGTAATCTCCTCAAACCTATCTTTCGTACTCATTGACTCTTCCTTTTCATCTTGTGGCTGATTTTCCCATGAAAACCTACAAATATCAGTAGGAAGTAACTTTCTCTTACTATGAGGTTGCAACATACAGCAAGCTAAAAAGCGGGTTTGTTCCCATGACTCCCGTTCTAATCGTTGTTCCTTTTCTTGCCAGGCTTTATAAGCTATTGAAAATTCAGATGGGGTACACCGGCTAAAGTCGTTCATACTCATTCCCATGTACCCCATTGCAATGCCCAACAGTTCCTCTGCTGTTACGCTTTCATCTTCTTTTTTTTTGAGCCTTCAGCACCTTCCGATAAGTTTTCCTGGAACTGTGCAAAGTCCTCCAGATTAATGCCATCGGCAAAGTGATCAAACTCCATGTCAAATGCTATGCCATCGGCACGACAAGCACTGCGTACACAACAAAACATAAATAGAGTCAGTAGTTCGAGCTCAGCACCGATGTCATTTACATCCTTGCCGGTTTGACGTTTAAAGTCAATCATAGCACCATAGTCATACGACTGGGATACTCTTTTCCGTAAAGTTTCACTTTGTGCATATCTGTATGAAGATTTACTTTTCAGCAGATACAGGTTTTGCTTCTACCGGACCACTGTTTTCCATTGAAATGGTGTAGCTGGCATCATCGTCTCCCGGATTTTGTTCTTCGAGACTGGTGATAATGAAATCTCCTTCACGATACTTTGTAGTCTCTTCACCACGCAACGCATAGCGCACTTTCACAGCTTTGCCTGCTTCCCACAATTCGAACAACTTATCGTACCCCAACTCATCACCATAAAACTTAAAACCTTCGGCACTAATACTGACAGACAGGCCACTGACTGACTTCTCTTTCCACATACCGGGATTATCGGCTTTCGCTTTTTCAGTAAGAGTAGGTTTTACAGCCCGCTCTTTTGTTTCTGCACTGTTAGTAATTGTACACGTCTTACTGTGCCCCAGCGGAGTGAATGTGTTTTCGCCGGTTACAATGCCCACAAGCATATCACTTCCATGTTGATATCCAGTTTCCATAATTAAAAAAATTAAATTTGTTAATAATTTACCGTTTTATCATTAAAACGAACAGAAACAGTAACGGCTACCTGTACTGCCCGTATCGCTTCGATGATGCAAACATAACAGGGTAAAATTTCAAAAACAAATAACAGTGTAACGGTTACACAAAAGTATGTAACCATTACACTGTTATTTCTCTTATTAGCGATTAATAGGCACCTTTACAGTGAATTATTAAAAACAATTTAAACATAAATTATTATGAGAAAAAAACTTTTCGAGACAGTGACAGACTGTCTAAAGACACTAACCGATTCGGAAACAGGAGAAAAAGTAGTGAAACACATTGACCTTTGGCAGACTTCCATTACCGAATCCGGTAACGAAGCCTCATTTCCAACACCAGCTGTATTTATTGAATTCCTACCAGCTACCTGGAAAACACTTTGTGGAAACAAACAAACGTGTGAAGTGCAGTTACGCCTGCACATAATAGAATATACCGCAGAAAACGACACACAAGTTGCATTACATGGATTTGAACTGGCAGACAGGATCGCCAGTTTACTAACTGAATGGCAATTGGAAAACCGAAGTAGATTCCTGCGAACAGAAAGCCTGACAAATCATGAAAGTGAAAAGGTGAAAGATTGTATGGAAACATTCAAGTTAACAATCTAA